GGCGAGCGTGTTGGGCATTCAGAACTCCAGGGTGAGGGTGGCGAACCGCGTTCGCCTGTAGTCGCGGCTGACGTTCAAGTGACGTCGCCACGTGGCGATGCTTAGATGGGCAAAAGGGAGATCAGCCGATGCAGGCCGTCGCGATTGCTTGGGACAAGTATGACGACGAGGCCAAACGCCTCGCAGAGATCGTCGAGGCCTTCGGCGAGAAGCCGATCCGCGCTCAGCGGCAGCCGTTGGCGGGCCCGAACGACGTTCTCATGTGGATCGGCGATCCAGATCACTGGGCCACAGTCGGCCTTGCTGTTCTGGTTTTCCTGCGCGGAAAGATCGCTGACGACGCCTATGATTTTCTCAAGAAGCGAATGCTGGCAAAGTTCGGAGGGCGGGCGGCCCCCGAAGCTCCGGATGCGACCATCGAGGCAATTACCGCAATCGTGCGCGAAATGCGTGCCAAGGGAGGAACCTTTCAGCTCAAGGTCTCGTACGAAGCGCCGCCGCCGGCCGGGGGCGACGCTGTCGTGATCGTGAGCCCCCTGATCCACTACTTCCCCCCGCTCGACGAGGGCGGAGCCGGAGAGATTATGGTCGCGCGACACCTCGTGGAGACCGCCTTGAACGCAGAGACGCTGGCCACTGCCTCGCCCGAACGCGATGCTCTCTTAGAGGAGAGCAATTGGAGCGGCGTCGACCACATCCTTGTGCTCCCCGATCCGCCAGGACAGGACGACGGCTAGTCGATCAATCGGCAGACCTCTTTATCCCCGGCCCCGGCCCCGGCCGCTTGCGCCACGCAAGCCGGAAGATCAGGCAGGGTCGCTGCCCGACCGCTGCGCGGCGTGCGCGATATCAAGCGCCCTGGTGGTCTGTTCGCGCGCCTCGGCCGTGGCCTTGCTCGACGTGTAGAGGAAGCCGAGCACGCTGTTGAGGAAGCCCGTCACCACGATGGCGCTGGCCAGCGTCTTGAAGAACTCCGACGGCTCGACGCCGGGCGCGGGTTTAGCCAGCCACAGCACCCATCCGCTCATCAGATACATTCCCACGGCCATCCAGCCGCGCTGGTCGGGCCAGCCCGGCCCCTTGAATGACGAAGTCATGCTGTCTCTCCCATGGGTTTGAGTTCCCCGTCCTTCAGTTCGAAGAAGGCGGGTTCCGCCGGCAGCTCCATGCCGCTGGCGATCATTTGTCGGCGGTGCGCTGCGATCGTTGCTTCGAGCTGGCGGTTTCGGCCGCGCAGGAGGGCGATCTCAGCGTCCTTCTGCGCTACGGTCAGGGCGTTGCTGTGCTGAATGTCGTGAATTTCTTGGCGGAGCTTCTCGACCTCGGCGACCCAGTGATCGACCTCTTCGCGAAGACGCTGGATGATGTCAGCGGTCTCTTCCCGGACAAGCCGCGCCAGGTCGAGTTTTGCGACTTGGCGAGCCGCGGCTGAGGCTACGGCGTCCGCGCGCCGCTTGGAGCCAGCATCCAGCCACTTATTGAGGGCCCATCCGGCAGCTGTCGCGACGGCGACCACATGCGCCCAATACTTTTCGATCGCCGTGGGGAGATCCATTGCACGCTCCTACCTCCCGACCGCACGGCCCGGGCAATGGCTGTTGGTGAAAGTCAGGTGGAGATCGAAACCCAGCCCGGCCCGCCGGCCGCCTGGCGCTTGATCCAGGTGTAAGGCAGCACCGCCCACGGCTCGACGAAGGGGCGGCGGTTATCGAGCACATAGACGCCCTGGTCGGTGTCGACGGTCAGGACCGCGTGCCCCTCGCCCGAGGGCACGGTGCAAACGGCCAGGCGAAGGGCGGAGACCGGCCAATCCAGGGCGAGCAACGCCTGGCGCTTGGCCAGGGCGTAATCCTCGCAATCGCCTTGGCGGTCAGCGACCGTCCACAGCTCCTCGACGCCGTACAGCGACAGGTCGGTGCGATAGCCGACCCGGGCGTTGACGTCTCGCTGAACGGACTCGAGCTGCCGCCAGCGCTCGCCGGTCAGGGTGAACATGACGGGTCACCCTGGTGGACGGCGCAGAACGCCGCCCACCCCGGCGGAGGGGCCGCGATCGGACCATCCGCCATCTGCCCCGACGCCGGCGGCGCCGAGGCACAGCCGACCAGGATCAGACCGGCGACCAGGAGGCCGCCGCGCTTGAAGAACAGCTTGCACATGATGGTCTCCTCGCGGCCCGCCCCGATCAGGCGGCCAGAGCGTCGGGCACGGCGACATTGTCGTTCGCGCCGACCAGCACCGCCGGCGGCAGGGCGAAGTTGTCGTTCGCCCCGACCACCACGCCACGCTCAGCCACGATCGTACGCAGCCACTTGACGATGTCGTCGGTCAGACGGCGGGCCAGATAGGTGTGACCGACGACGCCGGGGTGGATCAGGTCGTTGACGAAGTAGAGGTCCGAGTTGCCGCCGGTGGAGTTGACCGCCCAGGCGTCGACCGTGGCCGTGACCGCCCCGGTCCAGGACAGAGCGGTCGAGCCGTTGGTCAGGGTCGCGGCCTTGTTGACGCCGCCCGTCGCCGTCTGGAACGTGACGGTGTAGGAGCCCGTCGCGCCGCTCCAGGCGGCCGTCAGGGTGGCGCTGGTGGCCGCCGTCGGGGCGCTGGTGAACGTCAGCGGTCCGGAGCGGGCGAGACCGCCGTAGCCGGCCCCGACGCCGTTCTGCCAATTCTCGGCATAGGTGTCGATGAACAGCATGCGGTCGTCCTTGACCGCGTCGAAGCCGGCCTTGACCGCGTCGGAGATCGCCTGCGAGGGCGCCTGTCCCGGACCGCGCCAGGGACCGGTGACCACGAACAGAGCGTTCGGCTGGAGGACGCGGGCACGGGTCAGCGTGGCCTTGACCGCCGTGGTGATGTCGGCCGGGACCGCCGACCCGTCGTTGATGCCGAACGACCAGCCGACGAGGGCCGCGTTCGGGTAGTCCGCCAGCATCTCGACCCGTGGCACGGCGTCATTCGGCGCGCCGGCCAGCCACCCCGTCCCGCCGATGCCTGCGGCGACGGTGTTCCAGTTGTTCATCCGGCCCAGCTGCATGATGTAGCCGTCGCCAGGGTTCAGCAGGTCGCCGTAGGGAGGCCCTTCGCCCCAGCTGTCGGCTTCCCAGATGACGAGAGGGCCGATGACGGGGGCCGGCCAAACCGAGTACGGCTTGCGGACCGTGATCCCGGTGATGGTCGTGGTGGCCTTGTTGAAGCGGAACTCGATCCGGCGCAGCTTGGCCGAGCCGAGGGCGACCTTCTTCTGAACATTCGGCGTGACGGTGTTGAACGGGCTGCCGGCCAGCGGCTTGCCGTCGGCATAGATCTCGTAGCGCCCGGTGTTGGCGTAGAACTCGAAATCCGGCGCGTCGGTGTAGCAGACGAAGCCGCCGTTGTTGTACCGGACCCTAAGCGCGGCGGTCGGGCTCTTGCCGCCGCCGACCGGGTTGCAGTTGGCGGGGTCGTTCAGGAACTTGCCGCCGTCATAGTCCAGGCCGGTGAGCTGCGAGACCTGGGTGGTCTCGGTGACCGTCGCCGGGACCGTCACCGACGGGTCGTAGCCCTTGTCGACGCCGGCCAGCAGGCGGGCTGCGAGGGTGTATTTCGAGACGGCGACCTTGCTGGCGCTCACGCCGCTCAAGGCAGCCTTGGCGGCGGGGCCGTCGACCTGGGCGAAGGCTTGCGGGGTGAAGGCGGGCTGCGCGCAGAGCAACAGCACGCCGAGGGCGGCGAGGATCGCCGTCCTGATGCGTTTGACGATCGTCATTGGAAGAACCCGAAGGGCATGGACGTGCCGCCGTAGACCGACACCGTCAGGCGATAGAGGACCCCGGTTTGAGCCTCATAGAGGGTCTCGTTGGCCAGGGTGGTGAAGCTGTAGATGGTCGATCCGGCCGCGGTGATCGGCAACCAGGTCGTGCCGCTATCCAGCGAGCGAGCCAGGTAGACCGTGCTCCCGCCGAGGCTGGACCCCGGCGTGGTCGAGCCGGTGGCGTAGAGCGTCAGATTGAACGGCCGGCCCGCCGCCGGCGCGAAGGTGGCCGAGCTGGTCACGGACGACAGCGTGCCCGTGACCGCCGTCACGCCGCTGGCCGACCAGGCCGGCTTGGTCAGGTCATTGTGCACCGTGTCCAGCTTGTTCGCCGCCGTGGCCTGGGCGGCGGCGGTGGCGAGGCCCGTGACCTTGCCGTCGATCGACGCGAGGCTTCCATTGGCCGTGGCCTGGTTGGCGGCCGTCGAGACGCCCGAGAGTGTCACCGCCAGCGGCGCGGCCAGCAGCGCTCGCACCTGTTCCAGCTTGGCGTCGGTCGCCAGGGCCGCCGTGGTCAATTGAGCCTGGGTCAGGCCGTTGGTGACGACCGTCCCGTCACCCAGCACCAACACGGCGATGGGAGCACCGCCGGAGGTCTTGCCCTCCATCACGTGGCAGGGGTGATAGACCTCCGCGACGTTGACCGAGCACGTCGTCAGCACATGGCCGGCGGCGTTCTTGATCGAGATGTCGTCCGCCCTCGCCTGGGCGACGCCCAAGGCGAAGGCCGCGACGGCCAAGGCCGCCGCGATCCTTTTGAACCGAAACATGGATGTTCCTCTGGGTTAGATGACGGTGAACAGGGCGTTGCCGTCTTCGGAAAAATCGAGCTCACCGTCGGTGACGACGTTGACCACTGTGAGGGTGAACCCGGCGCGCAGGCGGGTGTCGCCGTCGTCGACGGCGCCCTCGACCACAATGTCGACCGAAGGCTCGGCCGACGCGTCGGCCTGTCGGGCCAGGATCAGCTTGAAGCCGTCCTCGATCTCGATCAGGCCGTCACCGTCGTTGGCCAGGCTGTAAGTCAGCTCGGCACCCGGGGGATCGACGCTCAGCAATCCCACGACGGCGCCCGGTTCGAGATCTTCCATGAACTCGCACGCCGAGACTTGGATTTGCGGCACGATGCTGGTCAGGCGCCCGCCTGCGGTTCGGACGATGCGCGTCGCGCTGACGGCCCGCGTCAGCACGCTCCGCCCGGCGTCATGGCCCACCCGGGCCTTGCCGATCGGCACCGCCGAGACGGCGAACAGCACGACAACCTCATCAGTGCCATCGGCCCAGCTCAGGAACAGCGCGCCATCGTAAGTCCCCTCAAGCCACACTTCCCGCACCAACTTATCGACCGTAAACCGGACGACGTTCGGGGTCAGGACTTCCAGGTTCTCACCCAGGTCGTAGCTGAGGGACGCTGCAGGGTCTCCACGGCGCTCCAGCTGCACGCGCGCGGCGACGACCTGGCCGAGAGGCTCGGGTGTACCGTCGCCGTGCTCCAGCACCCAGTCGTACGAGAAGTCCGCGCCGAGGATCGCGACATAGGGCGAAACCTCGCGCGCTGGGGCGAAAGCCATGGCGTGCTCCGTCATTGTTGAGGGCGTGAGTTGACGCCAGCGCTAGGCCGCGTCTGCGGTCTCGCAGAGCCAGGAAGAGCCGGTCCACCGGACGTGCATCCACGCCCCGGCGGTCGGCGCCCAGGTCGTCAGACCGGCGACGTGGCGCAGCGGATAGTTGGTCTCGGTGGACGACCCGACCACCCGCACCACCTTGGGCTGGGTGAAATCGAAGCTGGCGTTGTTGTTGTCAATCAGGATCGTGAAGCTCAGACCCTTCCGCTCGGCCGCACCGACCGTGGACGAACGCATGTGGGTCAAGGTGTAGGCGGCAGCCAGCGCCAGGCGCATGACCTTGTAGGCCTGCCAGGCGATGCGGCGGCCGACGACGTCGCTGGCGGTCGTGATGACATCCTGACTGACGGTGACGGTCTCTTCGCCAATGAACGGCTCCAGATAGCCGGTCGAGCCGATCAGCGCCGAATGACCCTGCATGCCCGGCGCGGCGATGACGCCCGTGCTGGTGGTGACTTGGCCGGCGTGCACGGCGCGGACCAACTGGTTGTGGCAGTCGGCGTGGGTGCGGACCAGAGTCGCGTCTCGGATTTCGATGACCGGGGTCTGAGCGCCGTCGCCGCTAGTGTCCGCCCCGCCGATCGCCGATCGCTCGCCATAGGACTTGGTGGTGTCCAGGCCCCAGTTCTCGATCCGAACACCCAGCACCCGCAAGTTCCCGGCCGCGTAGTTGCAGGCGATAGCGTTCTCTTGCGTGTTGGAGATCGTGCCCCGCACCTCGGCCGAGAAGAACGGGTGAACGCCCCAGCGAGCCCCGTCTATCACCGCGTCCACCGTGGCGTAGAGCCCCCCCGTGCTGACGGCCGAACCGGACGCGTGGCGCACCTCGCCCTGGAAGCGGTGATAGACCAGCGCGCCGACCGAGTAGTCGACGATGGTCTGTATGGCCGACCGGACGAAGATCCCCTCGACCGTGATCGGCGTCGTCGCCGTTCCGCGCACCGAGCAATTGGCGATGTCGGCCTGAGGCGCCTTGATCTGCGGCTCGACCGCCAGGCCGTTGAGGGACTTGGTGACATGGACGTTCGTCATCGACACCCGGCCGGGCAAGTTCTCGACGTCGCCCATCTCGGCGTTGACCTGGACCACGCCGTTGTCCATCGACAGGTTCGAGATGGCGACCGAGATATGCTTGGCCCCCGCCGCCCGCCTGGAATTAGCCCGGACGAACAGGTCTCCGACGTTGGTGCTGCTGAAGGCGGCGCTGTCCAACTTCATGTCGACGTTAGTGATTTTGACCTCTTCAGACTCCTCGATGTGGATGCCCGCCTCGGCCCAATTCAGGCCGTTGTAGCCGTCGATGTAGCAAGCCGTGCGGCTGGCGACGATCGGGTCGGTGTCGTTGATGTCGGTGTGCGCGGTGATGTGGTGCGAGCCGCCCTCGGCGTCGATGCCACGGAAGAACGACCGCCCCATGTAGTTGGCCCGCGCCGCGAAATAGTGCGCCTGATCGGTGTGGGCGACCCACTGCATGGGATAACCGCCGCGCGCGCGACAGTCGCGGAACGTCGTGGTCTCGCAGTTGCGGGCGTCGACCCCAGTGTGGATGGTGTCAATGACCAGGACGTTTTCGACCAGCACCTGTTCGTAGCCTTGGGCGACGATCAGGCGGCCATAGCCCTTGTTGGCCGACGAGCCGCCATGGGTCAGCTGATACTCGTACTGCGCCTGGTTGCCCGCGCGGTTGCCGTCCAGGATGCCGCCGCCGTGCAGGTGGAAGAACCTGTTGACCGTGGCTTGGGCGTCCGTCCCCGCGAAGTACATCAGGCAATAGTGCGTGTTGTCGGCCATCCGCAGCGTCGCGCCGTTCAGGTCGAAGTCGACCCAGCCCCGCAGGGTGAACATCGCGTGCGACGGGCGGTCGACCCGGTCGGCCATGCCGCCGCTGTCGAACAGGTAGGTGGCCTTGCGCCGGCAGACGATGCTCAGCGCGTCAGGCGCGGCATAGGCCATGCGCTGCCAGGCCGACTTGTCGTTCGACGTTCCGTCGCCATAGGCACCGAACCATTCGGGGCGAAGGGTCTGACCGAGGGTGATCGTGAACGCGACCTTGTCGTCAGCCACGGCCAGGCGCGTCGCGCCGTCCGCCGCCCAGCCGCCGAAGATCGGATGGTGACCCGCGTCGATCTGACCGGTGATCGTGATGCGAACCGGGTTCGCACGGAGGAGGAGACCGCCCGGCAAGACTTTCAAGGGCGCGGCCAGGGTTAGGTCAGACCCAATCTTGTGTGGCCGGGTGATCAGCAGGGTCGTTCCGGCGGCCACCGCAGCCGCATCGGCAGCCGCGAGGGCGGCCCGATCGTCAGCCACGCCATCCCCGACGGCGCCATGCGCCAGGGGCGTTACATAACCCGCCGACCCGCGCGCGGCATAGGACTCCAGCACGGCCGGACACGGCACCAGAACCGTGCCGCCGCCCGCCACGGGCAACGGGTAGAGGCCATCTCCACCCGGTCCGCCCGTCGGGGCGCCGACCGACCAGGCATAGTAGCCCGTCACCGCCGTATCGATCTTGTCGACCAGGCTCGCGCCCGCCTCGACCAGCTGGGGCAAGGTCATGCCATCGACGTCCAGCGGCATCAGACGAACTCCGGCATCGCGGGCTCGGTCGGGTTCAGCGGATCGGCCTCCGTCGCGGGCCAGTCCAGCAACGCCTGCCGATAGCCGGTCAGCACGGTCTGCTGCTCGATCGACAGGGTGTCCCAGCGCAGGGGGTTGTTGACGATCGGGTCGACGCGGTCGCGGAGCAGAACGTCGCGCCGCACACGCAGCCGCACCTTGGCCATGGCGACTTCGCGCGCCGCGATGATTTCGGGCGGGATCGGGACAAGCCTGCTGTTCTCGACGAAGTGGGTGGCGTCCCAGTCCACGCGAAAGGTGTCGACCTCGACATAGGGCTCGAACCACGCCCAAGGCGACGGTCGGGAGCGAAGTTTGCGAGTCCCGGTGATCGCGCCGCTGAACGGGTGACCTGGGGCGTTGGCGAAGGTCACGACAATCATTTGTAGAACCACTCCGTGAAGAGGTTTCGGTAGGTGTAGTAGTCGTCGGGCTTGGTGTTCCCGATCAGGGTCACCGTGCAGGGACCCGCCGGAACTTCGAGCGCGCCGGTGATGGCCAGGACCGAGGTCGCGACCACGCCGCCGGCCTCGTTGAGGTTCACCTGGGTTCCGTTGATCAGCAGCCGAAGCCGCGACTGGTGGTAGGACGGGCCGTTGCCGCCGCCGTCCAGGAAGGCCACGTCGCCCTCGGCGCGAACCCGGGCCGGGTCATCCAGGTCGAATTCCTGTTCGAACAGCGTGACATCCGACCCGGTCCCATAGACCGTGCTCGATGCGCCGCTGATCTCATTGTCCGAGACGTTGTGGTCGGCGATCCGGCTGGTGGTCACGCCACCGACCCGCAGGTGAACGGTGTCGATCGAGTCGGCGATGATCTTTTGCGCATACAGGTCCGCGCCGAAGGTCCAGCGATCGTTGGGCTCGTCGTAGGTCAGCAGGTAGACCGGGCTGGAACCGTCCAGGCGCACGAAGCGGTAGTAGTCAGCGATGAAGTTGACCGCGCTCGTCTCGGTGACCCCGTCGACCGTGATCTCCATCCCGCCGATGGCCTTGAGCGTGCCACCGACCAGCGACTGGACGCTAAGCGCCCACCGACCGTAGGCGCCGTCGATGGCCTCCTTCAGTTCGGTGACCGAGACCGTCCCGTCGCCTAGGGTCGACTCCACGTACTCGATGAACGACCCGAGGGTGTGGCCGCTAGTCGCCAGGACGACGGAGGCGGCCATGATCCAGGCCGTACCGGCGCCGTTCTTGGCGCCCAGCAGGGTCAGGAGGCCAGCATAGGCTTCGTTCGCCTCGATCCTCTGCTCGATCTCTTGCGTGAGCACCGTGCCGATCGGCACGCCGTCCAGATAGGTGCTGGCGTCGATATAGGCCCGAGCCAGAGCACCGCGGAGGATTTCCGCAAGAATCTGTTCGGCGTTGGTGGCCAGGTCGGAAATAACTTGTGCCGCCGGCACCTCATGGACGTGGGCGGTGTCGTTCGCGGTGTGATCGCCGGTGACGTCCGCGCCATCCTCGGGCCGTTGGCCGTCGTCGTCCTGCACGCCGCTCCAGGGGACGCTGGTCGCGCCGCTGGCCGTTGAAGCGCCGGTGTTCACCAGGGTCCAGTCCGAGGCTTCGACCTCGCGCGAGGGGTCGGCCAGGGGCACCAGGCGGGCTTCCAGCGCTGACGAAGCGGCCACGCCGTTGGTGGTGATCAAGACGCCGCGATCGATCTCCTCGCGGCCCGTGACGGCGGTCGGCGTGACATCCGCCTCGCCGGCCGCCCGGACCTCCAGGCGAACGCCCAGGACGGCCGGATCGACCGGCGTCGCCCACTCCCCCTTGATGGCGGGCGCGGACGAGCCGTCTTCACCGACCAGCGACACGGTCGACACAACGGCTCCCGGCAAGCCCAGAGGCCCCGGCCGCGCCGCTTCGGGCGGTGGCGGCGTTCCCGGGACCAGCTCGTCGACCGCCGCGTTCCACGTGAACCCGCTGGCGGCGATCTCACGCAGCGCCAGGGTCCGGCGCCAGGACGGCGCGCGAGACCAAGCCTCGACGCGGTAGACCACCCGGCCACCACCATGACGGCGGTCGGACGTCCAACCGATCCAGTCGCCCTCCTCCAACCCCGAGAAGCGCGGGCCCAGGACGATAGTGGACCGGCGCTCCATGCGCCCCAGCCGGCGCTCGATCTCCGCGCAGCGCTGGGCCTGGGTGCCAGAGGTGACCAGGGACAGAGTCAGCGGGCTCTCACGCGGTCCGTGGTCGTCCTGGATGTCCAGGATGGAGCGGCGGATCGGGGCCGCATGATCGCTCCAGCCCTGGGTCGGCTCGATGTAGCGTCCGACCACGCTGTTGACGCGCTGCGTGTCGGGCAGGAAGCGGTCGAAGGTGGCCTTCTCGCCGACAACCAGGTCCAGGTCGGTGATTTCCACCACCGTGCTCTTGGCCTGCCCCGGCTCGACCTCCACCCCGCCCTCGCGCTGGACGATCACGCCGGCCATGGCGGCGGCGAAGTACTCCTCCACCGTGTCGCAGGTCTCATCGGCCCGGATCACCCCGCCGACGCGATAGCGCGGCTCGGTCCCGCCGGCCTTCAAGGCCACGGCCTCGTCGCAGACGTTGGCGGCGGCGAAGACGCGCTCCGGCGGGGCCTCGACGGCGGTCAGGCCGCGCCCGACCAGCAGGTGCTGGGGCTGGTCGACCTGGTCCAGCGCATAAACGCCCCGGACCCAGTTGTAACGGCAGATCGCCGCGTTCTCCGTCCAGCTCCAAGTCGCCGGGGCGTTCCAACGATGTGTGCCGTCCGGATCGCCACCGGGCACGGTGTTGTCCAGGCGCGGGTCGTAGCAGCGCTTTCCCCGCACCACGAACTTCACCGAGGGCCGCCCCTGCGGCCAGACCTTGGAGTCGGCCTTGTACGAGAACCAGGCCTTGGCCACGCCCCTTGCGCGGTCCAGATCCCCGAAGCCGGCGGCGGCGAAGCGGGCCGGCGGCGCGACGTCTTCGTCGGCGTTGACGAACTCGATGTCGAGGCAGTCGTTGAACCCGGCTTGCAAGCCGTTGCCGGCGAACGGGTAGTACGTGCTGTCGATGTAGTAGCCTTCCAGTGCGTCGAGCACGTGGTCAGCCAAAGCCATCTCCAGGCATTCCCAGTCGGTGCCGTACTCGCCGCCGTAGTTGCAGGCCGACATCAGCGAACCGCCAGTGCAGGCCCGACCGAAAACCACCTCGCGAGGGCCTTCGCCGACGCTGATCGTCGTGACGCTGGCTTGGCGCTCCTGGGCCTTCTGCTTGGATTTCGTCAGCTTGGAGAGGGCATAGGCCCCCGCCATCTGAAGGGCCGTGGTGATCACGAATGTCGCGATCGTCGCAGCCGTCCCGGTCAAACCGATGGCGACGACGATGGAAGCGCTGATCGGGTCGGCCTTGGCCTGTGCGGGGGTCCAGAAGAGCGCCGAGGCGCAGACGCTGGCCGCGAGCCAGCGCCGCAAGGACATCGAGGCGCGCGCCATCAGACGGCGCTCCAGGACCGCAGCATGACCGAGCGAGGCAGGCGGATCAGACCGTGCTCGCCGGGGCCGACCAGGGTTTCGCCCTCGATGACCATGACGGCCAAGCCGGTCGCGGTCCGCACCAAGCCGCCGTCGCCCCGGGCGGCCCGCGCGGGGGCGATCGGCGTCAGGACGGTGTCGACAGCCGACTCGAGTCCGCCCAGGCGCTTGAGAACGCGCAGCGCGCCGCGCGGCGAGGTCCAGTCAGGCAGCGCGGCCAGGCGGTCCACGCCGGTCTGCGCCAGCACCGCGCCGCCGAAGAAGCTGATGCAGTCATTCGCGCGCTTGCCCCATGCGAACCCGGTTCGCATCCGGGACTCGATGAACGCCACTAGCGCGTCGTGGTCACGCGCCTGATCACTCGACATAAGCCGCCAGCCCCGTGTGTTGGTAGAAATTGCTGACCAGGGCGTTCGGCACCGCCGACGCGGCGCGCTGGGGCGGCTTGCCACCCCAGTTCAGGGTGATTTCGCCGGCATAGGCGACTTGCTTGAAACCCCCGTCCGAGCCGACGATCAAGCGCTGGTCCGCGTCCGTGCGCATGCGGCCCGACCGCCGTCCCAAGCCGCGAACCGAGCCCTCGATGTTCAGCGTGATGGCCGACGTTCCGCCGATCTCATCCTCGATCGGCATCCGGTCGCAGCGGCCACGCAGCGCGACCTTCGCCGACAGCATGGTCGAGCCGGTCTGATCGAACAGCAGTTCGTACAGAACGGCTGGCGCGCCGCGCACCGACAGCGTGTCGACCAGGGCCAGGATGTTGGGATCGACGCCCGAGAGCGTCAGGGTCGCGCCTTGCTCGGCGGTGCCCAGCTGCCCTCCGGCGACCGAGGCCAGGCCCCGGTCGCCGATCGGTTGGAAGGTCTTGCCGTCCAGCTCCAGGACGTAATGGCCGCCCCAGACGCCCCACGGGCCCGTGGCAAGGTCCAAGTACAGCGCACCCACGGCCAAGGCCGTGCCGTCGTCCAGGGCGGCCTGGGTGGCTTCCGAATAGGTATGCATGGGACAGCCCTCAGGGCAGGAGTTGCTGCAGGGCCTTGATCTGGCCGGTGATCGCCGTCTGGCGGGTCTTGCCGCCCATCTGGGTTTCACCAGGGACCAGCTTCATCAGACAGTTGGGCCGATCGAGATTGGCCACGGCCCCAATCGGGACGAGGGTGGTGGGAAGCGGCGGCTCGACCGTGACCACCAGCTGACCCGCCCCATTGGCGACCAGCGGCGCGTCGACCGACCGCACCAGCGCGCGGCGCGCCTGACCGCTCGTCACCCACTCGAAGCCCACATAGTCGCCCCAGGTGAACACGAAGCCGGCCGGCAAGCCGGTGAGGGTGAGCACATCGCGCGTGCCGTTGACGGACCAGGTCGTGGCCTTGCCATCGAAGGCGCCGCCGCCGGCGCGGACCATCCCGCCCAGGCCGTCAGGATAGGCGCGAGGGTACGGCCGGGCTTGCTCACAGCCGAAGAACAGCCGGCCAGGGCCACGCTGGGCCGAGACCCACGCGCGCCACTCGTCGGCCCGATCCTGACCAACCGTTGGCAAGGTCCAGTCAGCGCCCCAGAGCGGGAAGCCCGCCGTGATGCCGCCCAGCCGTCCGACGGCCTCCGGCGACAGGTAGTCGACGCGCTGGATCTCGAACGATTCTTTGATCACGCCCGCCAGGGGCATGGCGCGTGGGAAGATGATCGCCATGCGTTAGGCCACCTTGATGGTGCGGCGGGCCAGACCGTCATTCACCGCGGCCGTCACCCGGCTTTGGAAATTGGCTTCCATCGCCGCGAGCTGGGCGCGCAAACGCCCGATTTCCTCGCTGTCGCCGCCCGTCACGGTGAGAACCGGAGCGAAGGTCGCCGAGACGCTGACCGGGCCGTTACCGCCGCCGGTGATCGCCGATCGCGCCTGCATGGCGGCGCGGTCGTTGGCGGCGGCCATGGCGACCGACGACTGGTGGTCATAGACCTTCGAACCCTTGGGAAGGTCGATCAGCTCGGCTCCCTCTTCGCCGACCCAGGTAAGACCGCCACGCCAGTTGTCGGTGCCGTTAGCGTTCGCACCAAAATAGTGCGCGGCTGCGTTGACCGCCGTGTCGATCCAGCCCGACTTGGAGCCGTCCTTCTTTCCGAACGCGGCATTGGTGATGCTGTCTGCCAAGGCCGAGGCGGCAGCGTACTTCAGGCGGTCGGTGAACACGTCGAAGAAATCGCCGCCGGTCATGCCCGCCATCAAGCCGTCGTGCAGGGCCTCGCCCGAGTTGACGCGCAGGTCCTCGATGAACGCCGTCGTCGCCGTATAGGGGACGATGTCCGCGCCGCTCAGGGCTTTGGAAACACGCTCGGACGAGGACACGAACTGATCCTTCGCGAGCTCGGCGTCGGAATAGGCCTTCTGGACCGCCGCGAACTCCGCCTCCATCTCGGCGGCCACCTGTTTGTTCGCGTCGCGCCAGGCCACCGCCCACCTCACGCCGTCGCGGGTGGCCGAGACGATCAACTGCTGGATGCGCAGCTGGCGTTCGGCGTAGTCGATCGCCGATGGATCGTTCAGGGCCTTGGCGATGTCGAGCTGCCCGCGAAGGCCTTGGGTCTTGAGCTCCTGGGCCTTGCGCTCGGCTTCGGCCGCCTCGCGGGCCTCCTTCGCCTGCTCCCGCACGCCCTTCGCGGCGTCGGACGAGGCCTTTCGTTGAGCACGGGCCAGGGCGGCGGCCTGCTGGGCGGCGGTCTTGTAGCCCGCGCCTAGGGCGTTTATCTGGCTATCCAATTCCTTCAGCGCCGCCTTGCTGGCCGCGTCGTTGACGCCCAGGCCCACCAGCTTCTCGCGGTCCGCCTTGAGACCCGCTAGCTTCGTATCGTTCGGATTGTACTGGTCGACGAGCTTTTGGCGATCGACGCTGCGCTGGCTTAGGCCAGCAGCCTTCAGGCGCACTTGTTCGGCGGCATAGCGCCGATTTATCTCTGCAATCTCGCGATCAAATTCGGTGATTAGGTGGTCTGAGCCACCGAACATTTTTCGCTGTTCCTTCGCCTTGGCGGCGCGAAGGTCCGCGAGACGCTGCGCATCGTCTCCTCCCGTCATTGCGCGGTCAACGGCCCGGCCGACTGCATCCCAGGTATTGGAAGCAATCCGCCCAAGGCCTTCGAGCGCATGGCCCCAGCCGGTAGTCGCCGCGCTGGCGGCGAGCAGCGAGCCCTCAAGTTTGTCCACGAGGATGGCTTGCGCTTCTGCCTCCCGGCCAGCGCGGGCCAGGTTCTCGATGTGGCGCAACTCGCTGGCGTCCAGGAAGTGCAGCTTGTCGTTCAGGTCCGCCGCACCTTTCGCCGGATCGGCGAACGCCGCGCCCAGTTCCTTGGTCGCCGCCGTGGCGTCCTGGCTGGTGGTCAACGCATAACGCTGCGTCAAGCCGATCAGGTCGTCGAGCACCTGGCCACTGATGCGGCCGGTCTGGACATAGGCGATGCCCGCCTCGCGCGCCGCCCGAACGCTCATCTCGCCGGCCTTGGCGCCGGCATCTGCGGAAGCCGCCAGTTGATCGGCGGTCACTCCCGATGCCGCCCCGAGGCCCTGGGTGGCGACCGTCATCTTGACGGTTTCCGCCTCATACTGCGCCTGGGCCACAGCCAAGGCGACTACAGCGCCGGCCGTCGCGGTGACGCCTACACCCAGAGCGATCATCGCTCCCGACGCCTTGAACCCGCTGGTTGCCACGGCGTCGAGGATTTGCGGGCCTTGCTGGAACAGGATGGTATCGGCACTCGCACCACCAGTGGCCGAGGTGAGAATGTCCGCCCCCTGACGGAACAGGTTTGTCACGCCCGCTCGCTGCTGGCGGGTCATGCCCTTCCCTCCCGCTGAGAAGGCCTCAGCTGAGTCCCGCGCCGACTTCTCGCCGCCGCCATTCACACCGAGAATGGCGTTGAACTTGGCTTGGTGCTCCTGCTGGGTCTCATACTCCCGCGCCGCCTTAGCCATTTCCTTGTATTTGGCCATCTGGCGGGTGGCGGCGTCTTCTGCCTTCTTGGCCGTCACGGCGGCGGCGTCGAATGCGCCGCCGATATCCTTACCGGCCTGCTGGCCGGCCGTAGCGACCTCGGTGAAGTCGCGTTTGACCTCGGCCTTGCCCTCGGTGTTCAGGCGAATGCCGACCTGGCGGGTGGTCATGTCCGTGGCCTCCAGGCGAAGACGATGTAGGGCTCGATGTCGGCCGCGACCTCGATCGTCATGGCGACGTCGACATCCAGGCTCTGGGCGACCAGGGCCACGGCGGGAAGGTCGAGGGCGTAGGGTCCGTTCAGGTCGCTGCGCAGCTGACGCTCACACAGCTGGAGGGCCGCCCAGACGGCCTCGCCCTCTTCGGTCAGGCAGGCGTTGCGGACGTTCGGGCACTTCCCGCAGATGGATTCGCACGCGGCGCAGAAGTCCCGGCCGCCCCACGCTTCGCCGAGGTCGCCGTCTTGGCCGTCCTGGCCTTCGTCGTCTTCCGCGCCCCCGCCGCCGGCATAGCGCCAGCGGGCAAGGGCGCGGATACGTTTTTTTCCGCATCCCGCGTCAGGATCGGGATGACGAAGCCCTGGTCGATGGCGCGATAGGCCTCCGGCACCTCGGTCATCAACATCTCCAGGCTTTGCGGCGTCAGCTCCAGGAGCTGCCCGTCCTCGTCGCCCACGCCCTCCCAGGACAGCGCGCCCCAGGCGGCCAGCGCCACCGTGAACGCGACGCTCGCGTCGGCGGCGTCGCCACCGGCCTCGACGACGACGCCCGCCGCGCGTCGGCCGGCGACAACCCCTGCCGTGGGCTTGTCGGAGCGGAAGAGGATGGCCGCGCCATCGGGAAGCGCGACCCGGATATCCGGACGGCCGGAACGAACTCTCAGCATGGATGGAACCCCGAAGATTGGAGGATGCGAACCAGGTTCGCGTCAGTAGGCGTCGACGTCGTTGACCAGGGTGACGACCAGGGCCTTTTGGCCTTGGGCCGGATAGGCCTGGCAGTTGAACGTCTGCTGGATGCCGCCCGGGCCGCTGATCGAACGCTTGGTCTTGGGCAGCCGGACCGCCTGCATTCGCATCGTCAGGCCCTTGCCCGGCCCCTTCGACCAGCCGAGCGAGACGTCGACCGCCTGTTTGTTGACGGCCTTCTGCTGGAGAGACCGGTCCTTGAATCGAACGGTGAACGACGGGGTGATCGTGCAGTTCGCGCCGTCCGCGCCGTCGATCCGCCCGTCGGGACGGATGTTCTCGGCCTTCTCCAGGTTGTTGCTGAAGTTCATGTTGGCCGTCACCACTTCGCCCAGTGGGACGCCCGCGTCGGTGATCTCTCCCGCCGCCTGAGCGAACAGTTCCAAGACCAGCTCCGTCAGGGCGCCGGCCACGCTGGCGTCCGCCTCGGCCTCGCCCTGACAGACCAGGTTGACCGTGGCCCGCAGCCCGCCGGAGCGCTGCATGGCGATGGCCAGGGTGTTGCCCATCGCGCCGTAGTTCATGGCCGACGCCGGCACCTCGGGATTGGTGATTTCGATGCAGGCGTCGGGCAGAGTCTGCGCAGCCGACATGAAGACGTGGTTGTAGGGGCCGACCGCGGAACCGCCCGCCAGTGTCGCACCGGACACCGTGGCGTTCGAAGTGCCGCCCGCCGCGATCGTCATGGCGTTGCCGCCGACGCCGATCGTGTCATGGGTGACCTTGATCGTCGAATAGGTCCGGTCGGTCGAATAGCTGGCTGCCGCGACCCCGGCGACGGCGCTGGCGTTCAGCGCCCAGACCGTGTTTCGAACCGTCTCGGCCATGTTCGCGCCGATCAGGATTTCGTTCGCGGCCGGGGCGGCGGCCTTGTAGGTGAAAATCTGACCGCCCACGGTGATCGTTGCGTTCGCCGCCGGTTGCGCCGTGAAGGTGTAGAGGCCCGTGGCGGCGACGCCTTGTGTCGTGGTCGGGGCGCCAAAGACCAGCTTCAGCCACTTGCCGAAGTTGCGCACATCGACCGGCACGGTCACGTCGCCGTCGTTGTCGACCGGACCCTCTTCGGGTTGCTGCGGATCGCGGCCGAGACCCAGGATGCCTGGGTCGGTCAGCTGCTGCTCTTCGCCCAGGTTGGCCGAATTGAACGGCACCTTGGTGTACGCCCCGCCAGCCTCGATGGCCCCGTAGACGCCGGTGGAATTGAAGGCGAGCGCCATCACAGCGTTCGCGCCGAAAGCGCGGCGACCCATGTTCAGTCTCCAGGAATGTGGGCGCTCAGCCCAGGGGATTGGAAGTGGTGTAGGTGACCAGGACGCCGACCTCGGCCCAGGCCAGGGAGGGCGCGCCCAGGGTGTCGACCTGGTCGGTGTTGGGGGCCTCGACTTCGATGAAGTCGGCCAGTCCGCCCAGGAACGGGTCCCGGCCGATGCGCGCCGCGAACGGGACCAGCATCACCCGGAGGGCTTCCCGCGCGTCGTCGTTCTGAAACGGCGCGATCTCCAGGACGATGCGATGGGTGTAGATGTACCGCAGCGGCGAAAGGATCACCTCGGGGTCGCCCGCATCGCCATCGCGCATGACCACCAGGCCGCCCGGCTCCATTCGAGTCGGCTTGCCCGTGTCGCCAGCACCGGGGCGCGTCACCTTGGCGCCGGAAAAGACCTCATCGAGCATGGCCTTGAAGCGGGCCAGCACGATTGACGGCGTCGCCTCCATGGTCATCTCCAGTGTTTGGTCAGCAAGGCCGGGTGCCGGTTGGTGGCGCGATCGGCGGCGCTGTCGACGTCGAAGCGCTTGGCCAGGCGCACTTGGCGCACCAGGATGAACACCACGATGGTCTGGCCCGACGGGCCGTAGAGCTTGCTGCCCCGGCCCTTGGGTTGGTAGCGCGCCGCCCGGCCCAGCGCGTCCCGCTTGGCCGTGTCGACCACCAGCAAGCTGGGCTTGTTGTGTTGGTAGACGAACCGAAGCTTGAGCCCAGTCCGTCGTTCGAAGCCGCCCGGCGTCACCCGGGCCGTCTTGCCTTGCCGGCCGCCGAGTGCGGCGGCGCCCGCGACCGGCGCTCGCTGCCCGGCCGCCTTGGTGGGGATGGCCAACCACAGGCCATCGCGGGCGCGGATCGTCACGCCACGGTCGAAGGCGTCGATCAGGACCGGGGCCTTGGTCCAGACCCAGCCGGCGGGATCGAGGCTATTCTGCCCCTGCGGGTAGACCTTGGATTTCCAGGTCTTGCCCAGCCGGTTGCCGAGACCGGAGGCCTGGACGATTTCGCCCAAGTCCACCTTGAGCAGCTGGGTCCCCTCGACCATCGCCGCCGTCACGAAGCTGGCGACGTCCTCCTCCAGCTCGGAGTAGGCGTCGGCGAAATTGTCGACGCCCGCGCGAACGCGCATCAGATCGCCTCGGTTTGCGCCTGACAGACCCAGTCCAATCCGAACCGGGTTCGGATCGGCTCACCGATGATGCTGTAGGCCTCGGACCGGTCGGGGATGCGCAGGAAGTCGCCTTCGCGAGGCGCGGCGACCTCGGTCGGGCGAACGCGGAAGATCGCCGTGCCCACGATCACCTGGCCCTGGCCGAAGTCCTGAATCTCGCTGTCGGTCAGGCGGATCACCGTGACCGGAAGCTTTTCGCCGCCGGCCACGGGGTCCCATTCGGCCGCCTCACCATAGGTGCGGTAGACGCTGGCCTGTAGGCGAGCGTCGCGTTCGGCCACGCTCATGATCAGATGGTCGGGATCAGGCGAACCTTGCCGACCACGTCGCCGGCCAGCTGATCCGCGACGACAACGCCGGCCTTTTGCAAGGCGCCGGCCGTCTTGGTGAAATTCTTGGCGGCGTCGTCCCAGTACACGACATCGCCCGTGGCCCAGGCCTGGCCCGCGACCTTCACGATGTTCCAGCAGCCATTGACCTTGCCCGTGAAGGGCAAGCCCGCCGCCGCCGTCACCTGAGCGACAGCGATGATCGAGCCGATCTTGACCGGGACACCCGAGACCACGCCGCCGGCTGGGGCGGTCAGGTCGAGGGTGTTGCCGTCCGAGTAGTAGTTCTTGCTCATGACCGTTCTCCTGTTGAGGTCTGGTTTGCCGGTCAGTCCGGGTCCGGCGCGGACATCGGACGCTCGCGATGGCGCGGGCGTCGGAGATCTGCGGCGGGGAAAAAGAAGGGGCCGCCCGAAGGCGACCCCAGTTGGCGCTGGCGGGAGGGGTTAGGCGCCGGCGTTGCGGTAGCCGAAGCGGAACTCGGTCGCGCCGCAGCCGAAGTCGTGTTCCAGGCTGATCTTCGCACCTTGCTGACCGAAGACGTCCTGGACCTTCAGGCGGGGGGCCTTGAAGCCGTCGAGCAGCCCCCAGGTCCAGTTCGTGCCAAAGGCCGGGGCGGTGTACAGCTCCCAGGCGTTGCCGGTCAGCTGCCCGCCGACGACCAGGCGCAGCTTGCCCGCGAACGGGTTGGCCTTGGCCACATCGTTGATGACGACCTGGGCCAGCGCCATTTCGGCTTCGGTCTCCTTGTCGGGCGACACCAGCAGGATGGCGGGGGCCAGGCCCATCTGTTGGCCGCCCATGTTCTTCATCTTGCGCAGCTTCGCACGGCCAGCGCCGAGGGCGGCGGTCGTGATCGCGGTGCCGCCGGCGTCATAGTTGCCGTGGGTGGCCGCATGGAACACCGTCGCGCCGTCGTTCAGCACGGGGCCTAGGCCGGCGGCCACGTTCTTCATGGCGAAGAACGTGATTTCCTCGAACAGGGCGACCGCCATGCCCTGGTTGCGCAGCACTTGGTCGATGGCCCCCAGATTGTCGTTGACCATCAGCTGGCGCGACAGACCGAATTGGATGCCGTAGGCGCCCACCGCGACCGTCTCTTGCTTTTCGCCGAAGGTGCCGAACTTGATCTCGCCGGCCTCGCCCACGGGCAGGAGCTGCGGGAAGTCGCCAGAACGCAGGACCGTATGGGGACGGAAGTCGCTGAAGGTCATCTCCGAAGCGATCTCGCGATAGACCGGCGCGGCGACCTGGTAGTTGTCCTCCAGACGGGTGTTCAGGGCGCCGCTCAGCAACAGCGGAAAATCGCTGGTGGTGTGGAAGGCGCGCTCGAACACCTCGACCCGATCGGCGGCGCTGCGGGGCATCTCGCGTTCGCCCAGCGACACGGCGGCCAGTTCGGCGAGGCTGTTGCGCATGTACTGGCGCGAGACCTCCGGAACATCATCGACCTTCGTCGTGCGACGCAGGTTGTGCAGGATGGCTCCACGGATGCCGTCGTGAGTGCTTTCGCGCTCATCGCCGACGCGGGCGCCGGCCCCGGCCGCGAGACGGCTGCCGCCGGTGCCGGACTGACGGGCGACAGCGGCGGCCAGGATGGCGTCGCTGATCTGGGCGCGGGTGCTGTTGGGCGCGCCCAGGAGATCGCGGACCTGGGTTTCGACCCCCATGGCGCGGGCCTGGTCCTGAAGTTCAAGCACGTCGCCCGCGGTCAGCACGACAGCGCCGCGCTCGCGGGCGCCATCGGCGGGGTTGATGACCGTCGGGGCCGCCGGAGCGGCCTGAACGGGCGCGGGGAGCAAGGCGGCGATGGCGGCGCGCGTGGCGACGTCGGAAACCGAGGCCAGCAGTTGCTCGCGGGTCTGGGCTTGCGTCACGACAGGCGGCAGCAGGGCGGCGACGGCGGCACGAGTGCCTTCGTCGGCGATAGCGGCGAGCAGTTGCTCGCGGTCGGTCACCGGATTCCCGGCGTTGTTGGACTGCGACATAGCGCGGGTCTCCTGGATGATGCAGGGGTGCAAACCGTGGTCCGACCGAACCCCTGCGTTCGGGTCGGCGGCGATGGGGACGAAGGACGCTTCGGTCAGTTTCCAGCGCACGGCGCGATAGACCGGGATGTCGCCTTCGAAGCGCTCGAGAAGAAGTTCCTGGATGGCGTAGCCGGCGGAGGCCGGCGGCGCGGTTTGGGCCGCGACCTCGGCCTCCAGCGACCGGGCCGCGTCCGATTGGCCGAAACCGGCCACGATGATCAGTTCGCGGTTTTCGAGGCGGGCGCTGTTGACGATGCCCAGCATGTCGGCCAGCTCGTACCGACCATGGCTGTCCAGCAGAGGGCAGTTGCCCGGGGCGACCATGCTCAGGTCGACGGCCGACGGCGAGCAGTCGAGGATTTCGTAATAGGCGCGGGCCTCGATCCCGATTTTCCAACCCGGCATCAGGATCGGGGTCTCGGTGACCAGGCGCATCTCGACGGTGCGCGCCTCGGCGTCATAGCTGGACGCCGAAACGGCACGGCGTGACACCCCGGCGGCGATCGACCGCCGGGTCATTTGGGCTTGGGGCATCTGAGACCTCGGTTGCTAGGCGGCTTCTGCCCTGGGGGCGATGTAGCCGGCGGGCGGTTGCAGGCCGCCGGACCCGTTGATGCGCCGCGGATCGGCGTCGCTGGTGACGCCATCCTTGTCGAAGGCCTTGTTGATCAGGACCTGTTTGGCGACAGCGGTCTCCAGGGTCTCGCCACGGGCGGCCAGGGCCTCGTGCAGCGCGCCCGGGATGGCGCGGGCCTCCATGACCTGGGCGGCGATATCCTTCAGCGGATCGACCCACGGACGCGGCGGCGGCGTGAACACCGCCGTGACGGTCGCCAGGGCAGGGATGCGCAGCTCAAGCGCCGCGCGCCACATCACGCGGCGGAATTCCGGCTCCAGCCAGTGCGGGACAATCATGTTGGCGTGCCAGTCGTCGAGCAGCTTGTAGAAGACGACGATGGCGGCGCGCAGGCTCGAATAGTTGGCTTGGCTGACGTCCCCAGTCAGCAGGTGGGCAGGCAGGCCAAACGCGGCGGCGATGGCCATCAGCTGGCGCAACAGGAAGGCGTCGCCGTCACCGGACGAGGATGGGTTGATGACGGTGGGGGCTTCCTCACCGTCCTCGCCATACATGATGGTGCCGGGCTTGATGGTCTCTTGAACCGGCCCCGGCCGATCCCCGGACTTGCGCACGCCGAGGGCCGCTGCGACGCCGTCAGCTTTTCGGCGGAACAAGGCAAAACACGCCTCGATCCGCTTCTTGACCCGGATGGAGGTCTCGATCTCAGCGACGTCGCGCAGCTTGCGCAAGCCCGCGTGGAACCACGGCACTCCCCGCGTCTGGCCAGGCCGGAGCGCTTCGAACAGGTGATCGACGTCGCGTGCATCGACCCGGATGGGCTGCGACTTGCGGCCGCCCAGGGCGTCGCCGGGGTGGTCTTCGTAAATGTGGTAGGCGACGCGGCGACGCCTTGCGTCCATCTCGACGCCGCCGACGATCCGCCCGCCGTTGTCGAGACGACGGTTGATGTCGGCGAGGTGGTCGCCCTCGTAAATCTGATACGCGGCGTTCGGAACGCCATCCTCGGACGACCAGACGCGCAGGACCTCGCCGCGTTCGATCGTGCTGCGCACGCCCAGCTTCTGGGATCCGTAGTGATCCTCGCGACCGTCCATGCGCTTCTTGACGTGCGCATCCCAAACGGTCTGGGCAATCTTGGCCGTGGCCGGATCGGCGTGGATGGCCCGAGCCGCGATGCCGTCGCCGACCAGCCAAGCCGTCAAGTTGCGCAGCGCCGTGGCCGCATAGCAGTTGTCGCGGACCATCTGACCGCAGCGGGCGCGCATGGTCGGCAAGTCGTTGAGGATTTCGGCGTCGGCCGAGCCGTTGGTCGCCTTCCAATCCGAGGTCAGGCGGCCCCGCTCAGCGAGGGCATAGGCGCGCTCACCTTCCATGCCCTTCAGGGCGGCATAGTTCTGCTTCCAGGCCTCGCGCCGAGCGGCGGCCTTCGGCGAAATGCGGGCCAGCGTTTCGGTGAACATCAGTCGCACCCGAAGGTCGCGAGGGTCACGCCGTAGACCTCGCCGCCGCCCGGGCTCGCCTGGGTCTGCCGCGAACGGCAATAGGCCAGGGCGCGCATCAGGTCATCCATGCTGCGATAGGTGACCTCGCGTCCGTCGGATTTGATCGTCAGCTCGCCCGAGGCGACGGCCTCCTCCAGAGCGGCGATTTTGGCGGCGTAGTCGGTTGCCATCACATCCACTCCTCTTCGATGACGATCCAGTCGGCCGTCGTTTCGTCCATGCGAACCGGGTTCGCATTTTGCTCCGGCGCCGCCGCCGGCTCGGAGGCGGGCGTGGCCGTTGTCATCATCAGGTCTTCGAGGTCGAGCTGAGACGCCTCGGGCGGCTTCTCGCGCTCCTGCTCCAGCTCATCCCACAGGGCGTCAGGCAAGTTGCGAGCGCCGAGGCGGATCGCGGCGGCCTCGGCTTGGAGATGGGTGTCGAGCCCTTCGTTGGCCTGGGCCGGATCCTTGACCCACTGGTGAACGGTGAACCCGTCACGACGCTTGACCGGCTTGCGGCGCTCCGCCGTCAACTGGCGGAAATATTCGTCGTCCAGGCCGGTCGGGAAGCCGACGTGGCCGCGCTCCAGCGGGTCGGTCTTTTGCAGGTTGCGATACAGCGCCAGCTTCAGAACCGAGGTCCCGAAGGTGTAGAACCGCCGCGAATATTTCAGCAGCTGACCTTGGGCGCCGCGTTCGCGCTTGACCCTTTGCAGCAGCGGGGCGTGGTCGCTGTTCGCGCCACGCACCATGATCACTCGCGACGCCGGCCACTTCCGCGCCCAGCTCCAGACGTCCTCGGTGTAGGCGTTGCCGTCGATGGCCAGCATGTCGAGCTGCAAGCGACGGCCGTGGGCGTTGACCCAGGACTGAACCATCAAGGCGTCCAGTTGGGCTTGGCATTTCGGGTCGCTGATGTGGCCCTGATAGACCATGTAGTCGATGACGAACCGCCGTCCGTCGCGGGTGTAGGCGACGATCTGGACCTCGACCCGGTCGCCCTGACAGTCGACACCGGCCACGATCAGCAGACCGCCGGCCGGTACCTTGCCCTTGGGGTAGTGGGACTCTGCTGCCCGATCCCTCAGCGTCTCCCATGGCACGGCCTCGCCGGTCGCCTGATAGGCGCGGCCCACGACGTCGTTGAGAAAGGTTTGCTCGGAAGCGGGATCGCCCTTCGCCTTGAACCAAGCTCGCGCGATCCGCTCCCAGCTCTGGAGCACGCTGTAGGCGGACCAGAACTCACCGAACGACCGGTGGAAGCGCATCATCTTCGGGTTGCGGGCCTTCCAGCGCCAGCGCGCCAGCATGGCCGGACGGTGATGTTCTTCGATCAGGGCGCCGCATTCCACGCACGAGAAGCCCGCCTTCTCAGGCTCGGCTTCATCCAGCAGGGCGAGCATGTTCTCCCATTCCAGGCTCTGGAAATGGTCGCAATGCGGACACGGCACCTCCGGCACTTCCTGGCTGCCGGCGAGCATGCTCTTGGTGATCCGGCATCCCGGCATGACCATCGGCGTGCTGATCTTGACGATCTTGGCGAACTCGTGGGCCTGGCTGCGAGTGTCGGCCTGGGATTCAGGGTCTCCGGCCGCGTTCATTTCCCACTTGGCCAGATCGTCCTGGACCTGGCGCTGCACCGTCACCATCGACAGCGACGCCGGGGAGTTGGCGCCGGAGACGAGGATCGCGCCTTGGCCGTCCACGCGCTCCTTGTAGAGGACGCTGTCGGACCCATCGCGGGACTTCTGGGGGAAGAGGCGGGCCAAGGCCGTCGTGGCCTTGAGCATCGGCGCCAGCTTCATCTTCGACCAACGCTGGGCGTTGTCGATGGTCGGGTGGTTGTACATGAAGTCGCCCGGGTCCATCGCGAGCGACCCGAGGGTGAAGATGTTGGCGAGGACCGTTCCGCCCAGCTGAGCTGACTTGCAGACGGTGACGATGCGACAGGGATCGTCCGGCGACATGGCGCGGAGGATTTCGTCGAAGTACGGAAACAGCGCGCGATTGTACGGTCCCGGGTGCGGGCTCTCGCGCTTGGTGAAGACGATGTTCTCGACCGCCCAGGCCAGATAGTCGACCGGAGGCGGCGGCTTCAGCGCCCGCGCCATGGCTTCCTGGACCATGCGCGCGGCGTTCGCCACGAAGAGCTTCACGTCAGACGCCCTCGGACCGGTCGTCTTCGAGCACCGTCGGCAGGCGCTCAGCGGCCCGCCCTAGGGCCTCTGTCGCCCGTGCCCTGACCGCGACGAACTCGGTTCGCAGCAGGTGCAGGACGTCCCTGTTGGGCAGCTCGTGCTTGGCGGCAATCGCTTTGGCGAAGTCCGAAAGCGCGCCCTCGAACACCGTCACCATCGCCGCCGCCATGCCCGCCACGGCGATCTGGACGTCATGGGCCCGGACATAGTCGCCGCGCCCCTCCAACTCCTTGCGCGCCGCGTCGCGGTTCTTGAACTCGACCTCGCGCAGCTTCTCGCGCTTGATCTGGGCATCGACGCTGTCGCTCAGCGGGGGGAGGGTGGCCCCGCCGGCAATCAGCGTCGGCGACTTTTCGGAATTTTCCAGATTGGTCGCCAGACCATTCCCGAACCGCTGACCGACGTCCATCCGCTCGCGGATTTGGGCCTTGGCCAGCGCCACCCTGATCCGAGCCGACCGGCCTTCGCCCTCGATCGCGTCGGGGGTAATTTTGCCCTCAGAAATCATCTGCGAGACGCGGCCGGGCGAGACGCCCAGGTGCTTGGCGAACTCGCCTTTCGGCAGAGTAAGGGCGGCTTCGGCCATGGCTTTAGCTCCCTTCACGAGGGCGGCTTTAGGTCTTTAGGCTTCCCGAACCCGCCCAGACTGGTGAACTAATGCGCTCAGCCTCACCGCATAGGGCCGGGGGCGGGGGAGGACCCGCGCGTCTAGGGCCTAGGCCATTGAAAAGGCAAAGGAAAACCCGCCGCGGTTGGGCCGGGCGGGCTGCTTGGCGCGACTTCGACGCCTGTCCTTTATATGCCCTTAGCGTTCCCCGATTCGCAAGCCGCCGTTGGCCTTGAGCGCAGCTAAAGCGATGCGAAGCGCGAGCTTTAGGGCCTCAAGATTGGAGCGGTTGGTGTTGCCACCGGCACCGAGGGATCGAACGGTGTGGCCCTGACCCGCGACCGCCCGAAGCACGGCCAAGGCGCGGCCTGAAGCGTCGGCGTGCTGGACCGCGCGGTCCACGCCGGTGAGGCGGACGCCGGCATAGGCGCGGAGCAGACCATGGGCCACGGCGCCGTGGGTGCTGGCGCGGACGGCGCGGGGACGTTCCTCCAGCTGCGACCCCAGACCCGAACCTGGTCCGCATTCCTCGAACAGCAACCGATAGGCCAGGCCCACCTTGGCCTCCTCCTCGGTGATGGCCTTGGCTTCGAACAGGGAGGCCAGGCCGTCACGGGCCTTGATCCGGCGCAGGCCCAGCGGCGTGGCGGCATCGACCCTGTCCGCCGCGCGCCCCGAGGCCGCCGCCTTGATCTGACGGTCCAACCCACGCACCGCCTGGTCCTGGGCGTCGGTACGGCGGCGCACGCCGAGCAGGGCCTCGCGATCAGCCCGGAGGGCGGCCAGGTGCGCCGCCGCCGCCCAGGCCACCGCCCCGCTCGCCGCGCCGGACATGTCGTCGTGGACGATGCTGGCCATGCGATAGGCGTCGGCGAGGGCCTCACGCTTGGCGGCCCTGGTCTTGAACGGTCCCTGTTCCAGCCGGAAAGCGGCTTGCAGCCGCGACCGCTGGTCCTCGGACAAGCCGAGGTGATCGGCGTTGCGGAGCAGGTGCTCCGCCAGGGTTTCAGTTCTTTCTCTTTCGATGAATGTCATTTCAAGACCAAGGGTCAGGAGGGGAAGCGAAG